ACTCTCCTCCACTGGATTTTGCCTCTTGTGCTACTTTTGCTAGAAGCTTCTCGTGCCCAATAGTAGGTGGATTAAATCTTCCAAATGTAATAGATATTGCGCCTTGATCGACCTGACCCTCGCCATTTGCAGTTTCTTCTCCTCCTGCGGATTGTTGGGGTCTTTGGTCATCTTTTGTAATAGGTACTAGTTTTCCATCCTTAGACATATGGGTGACGTTACCTCTCGGATCTGCATAACGTCCGTAACCTATATGCTTAAGTTTTAATTTCTCTGCAGATTTCGCTGCGAAAGATCTTTCGGCTTCAGATAGGAAAGCACTAAATTTTTTCATTCGTCCAATTTTTATCTAGATTGAAGTTTGCTTTACTAAATGTCAGTCTGTCTACAATTTTGTAGGGGTTTTCAGAAACAGTAACAAATCCCTCATGTTGGGATTGTTCACCCTTGATGTAACATTTCACAGAACCATCAACAGTTATGTTATCAAGCAATTGTTGTTTCAACTGGAAGATCATGTGCCACACTTTAAAGGTAGTCACGTTGACCTCTTCCTTATATTTAGCAGGTAACGTAGTGTACAAAAGTTCTGGGGTCATTTGCCACCCATTACGGATGAATTGATTGACATGCTTACAAATATGAGGACGTGCTTTTGCACTAGGAATCTTACACCTTGCCAGTCTAGAAGCAAAACTAATCATGTTGAAGAGAGGTGTTTTGCTGACACGAGCGTTAGCATGTGTCTTGTTTAGAAACATAGCGCCAAGCGCAGAGACCAAGCTAACCCCAATGCGAGCATCAGCATACGGAGATACTTCTGTGTAAGAAGTATGTGGAGCAATGATAACGTTATGACAAGTCTTGGAAGCGAACCGATACTCAATAGTATTAGGACGGTAAACAGAACCACCGCCGACACCAATGAAGTCCCCTTGGACAATTCCAGAGATATGAGGAATATTACGCAAGCATAGACGGAGAATGTCCGCAACGTAGCCGCTGTAATATTGGTCAATATCTTCCTGAGTATAACAGATCTTGACCTTGACTTTATTGAAAACGGATTTGGTTCCGACGAAAAATTTGCCATTAGCAGGATTAGTACCAAACACAATAGCAGGAGCACCGTCCCACTTGACGGACAATTCTGGTTTGTTTAGGGCAGACCAAACTGCAGTCAACGCTTCCTTGCGACCAGTGAAGATGAGATCCTCAAGGTGCTCTAGGTGTTTGTTGGGCAAGGTTTCCTCTGTGTCTATACCATTATTATAGCACATCAAAGTCGAATCACACATGAGAATGGACAGTTAGAAAACCTTCACATAGACACTTGCATTGAATTCTGTTTTCCTAGCACTAGGATCCATTCCTAAAGATTTCTCCATTTCCATCTCCTCTCTATTCAGTCCAGTGACATAACTTATTGCTGCCGCTGCTTCATACAAGTTTTGAATAACTCTTTTCTGAACCTGTTTGTTGGGTATCGCATGAATTGCTAGACCTAGTTCACCTGCTCTTGCTTTACTCCACATACCACTAGGTGTATTGATAGTTTTATCACCTGCAAAGTCTGGAAGTGATCCATTTATTTCTTTCCACATGGTACTGACATACTCAGATAGTCTATCAAACTGGGGTGCAATTTTTTCTTCTTCCTTTCTTGCTTTTGTTACTCCTAGTTGTTGCCCATTAAACCACGGGGATGTTTTAAGATCAATATCCTTGAAGTTTCTCTGAATACTATTGAGTTTAGATACTCCACTTCTAGATGTGTTATTGATAATGTTTTGAAAATTCTTTGCCCCCAAGTTACCCATCTTCGCTGCTGCTCTTGAGGGTTGTCTAGTTTGAGTATACTCAAGTTCAACCTTCTTGTTGTCAACATGATACTTCAATCTTATATGTTTTTGAGAACCTCTAACAACAGTTCCTGAAATGTTTGTTTTACCTCTTGCTCTTCTAGCACTAGTACCTTTAGGAAGTTCTACAGTTTCAATAGTGAAATTGATCTTCACATCTTTATTTTTATAATCATACTCTACAGTAGGATTATTAGTTGCTCCTAATGTAACTCTGGATACAAACTCATTACTATTAATGATCTCCATGTGAGGAGATGCCTGAGGTTTCTTTAATGAAATAGGAATAATGTTTCCTTTACTAAACTGATCTGCTAGAAACTGATTACAATATTCTAAAGAAACTTTTGATCTTGCTCGAACTCTCCTGTTTAATCTTTTAAGTGCTGTACGACCATCTAAATTCATAGACCAGATATCAGCAGGGTTCCATTTGTCTGTAGATATACCCGTCTTTGACTTTAAAAATGCTGTGTATGGATTATTATCCGAAGGTGTACTACCAAAAAGTTTATCATTATAAATCTTATGCTGCTTGTTAATGTTAAATCTTTTTTTCACTGCCAACATATTTCGTCCTTGTGCATCAACCCAGTTTAACTTACCACTTACATTTCCTTTAATATACTCAATAAAAGGAGTGACAAAACTTTTTGAATTGAGGTTTACTACACTATGAAAAATCATGAGATTCTTGATAGAACTCATGATCTTTTTATTAAGGGTACTACCGTCTATCAGCACTTCCCTTGTTAATGCTTTATTAGTATCAATAGAGTATGCCAAACAAATCTGTGCTAATACTTCTGAGTATAGTTCTGTACTTGAACCTGCCATTATTCGTTAGATGCTCTTTCCATATTATTTATTCTTTATACTCAATGATGAGTCGTTTCCATTCTTCTCCTCTGGAATTAACAACAGTTGTAGATGATGCTGTTCCATCCAATAACGAACAAAGTTTCTCAATATAAATCTGAGTCTGAATTTCCTTGTCTCTTTCGTTCATGGGAATGTAATGTAGTTGAGGTTTAATACTATACGATTTGCTGCATCTGTGCAAGCATGTCCAACGTGTTTAATTTGAGATGGAAACACAACCAAAGTATTCTCTTGACTGTAGATCACATCATTTACATCTTCAAACTTTGTGTAACCATTATTTGTATTCACATAGTATATTGCAGTTTCACAGGGTACAGGAAAGTCAGCATGATAATCACCCAGTTGAACATTTGTAGATTGTCTTGGGTTTAGATTCGCCTTTGCCCTGTAGAGAACTCCATAGAGATTATCATCAGGTCCTTTTCCCATGAGTTTGGATAGCAAAGGTTCTAGTGCAGGATAACCATCACTAGTGCTACCACGATTCTGACAATAAAAGGTATGTGTGAACTGTCCTAAGTCCATCTGTGACTGATAAGTTATAGAAGGATTCCAAAACCAAGGGAAGATATCTCCTGCCACAAAGTCTTGGAATGTCTTGAACTCATCTTCTGGTAGAAAGTTCTCAAATACCTTAATCAAAGGTCACCTTCCTTCCTATTTTCAGAATAATAAACATCAAATGTGCCTGCAGGATAACGAGCAGAAAGTTTGTCTACATTCATCTCAAGGATTTCATCGAAAGTCACACCAAGACCCATACATGCTTGAGCAACATACCACATGATGTCACCTAGTTCACGCTTCAGGTGAAACAGATTCTCTTCATTGACAGGTTTACCTTGGAATACAATCTTCTTCACAATTTCAGTGAACTCACCTGCTTCAGCACTCATTCCTACAGCAGCAGTAAGCAATCGCTCGGGAGGAAATCCCGCACCTTGCAACTCTTGAACACGATAAACGAATGCTTCGTTGTCTTTACTTTGGACAGACGTGACTTCATCTACGAACTCCAAATACTTGTTAGGGTCAATCATACTTTAATTCATTAAACGATTTTTTAGCAGTGAATCTTTTGACTAGATCCACTTTTTCTTGTTCTTGTCCAGAGTCAACGATGTCCTCCTGAGCAGAATCTTCTACATCATACAGTCTCATCTTTGCTCTGTCAATGCCGATACAGAATCTCTTATTCATTGTCGGATCATTGTATCTATTCTTCAACTGCTTCACCATGATCTGATTCATGCCTTCTAATTCCTCGGTAGAAATAAGGGCAAACATAAGATCAGCAGTAGCAGGGAGACCAAAGGATTCAGAAGTGTCAGTGAGGTCAACATCAGTGCTGCCATAACCTGAACGAGTGGTCTGCGTAGCAGAGACAATAGGCACAGCACACTCACAGGCAAGTCCCCTGAGTTCTTCTGCGATTGCCTTGACATAAGTATACGAATTGACAACCGCCCCGCGATATCTCTCGGAAGCACATATATTGAGGTAATCCACAAAGATAATATCGGGTTTAAAAGACCGCTTAAGAGCAAGATCACTAAGAAGAGATTTAAAATGACCGACATGTGCCGATGCTGTTGGATACTCTTTAATTATAAGTTTGCCCTGAGTTGTCTTAGAAAGTTTTGCAATCTTCTTATCGAACATAACTTTAGGAAGATCACTAAGTTGCTGGATAGGGATGTTCAAAAGGTTTGCATCAATCCTCTCAGCAATCTTTTCTTCTGCCATCTCCATAGTGATGTACAAAACATTCTTCCCTTGCAAGAGAACACTACTGGCGAGATGACACATGAACAAAGACTTACCGACACCTGTGCCAGCAAGAGCAATGTTCAATGATTTGTTGACCAGACCACCTTTAGTAATCTTATCAAACATCGCGAGGTTGAATGGAATCTTGTCTTCCTTCCTATGATAGAAATCAAATCGTGCCTGAGCATCAGACACATAATCATGTCCTACATGGGAGTCGAACGAGACCCCAAGAGCCTCCGAAAGAATGGACGGAATAGCGCCTTTATCGCGTTTGGAATCTTGTCCGTCAGCAATCTTGACAGACTCCATAAGCGATAGGTAGATCGCACGCTCTTGACACCACTTTTCCGTAGTATCAGTGAGCCAATCGTAGTCTGCGGGATCATTGGAAAGGACATTTAAAACCTCAAGGACTTCTTTAAACTGTTCCTCTGTCAGGTCAGTTCTTTCCTGACATTCTATGCTAAGTGCATTGAGGGATGGTAGTGCATCATACTGACTAACATACTCATGGATCTCCAAAAAGATAATCTTAAACTGCCTTGAAGTAAAGTATTCAGACTTTAGAAATGGAAGCACCTTACGAGTATATTTCTCATTGTGAATGAGATCATTTAGGATAGTGACTTCTAGATCATTCATAGGTAGTGGAGATAAGTTCCGAGAATATATTTGTTACCTTTGGTAACGGGTCGTCCTGCATGACGATACATCCAAGTGGGTGGGAACAATAACATTCTACCACACTTGGGGGTGATACTGTGACCTAATTTAGGAAAATCTGTAGTGCCACCTTCCTTGACATCATTCAGGTATAAAAACCCAGCAAGGAATCTACGAGCAGAAGAGTGATCGCCAACATCAACATGATCAGAAAACTCATCATCGGTGCCAGCAACATACCTCTTGACTCTAAACTCTTCAAAAACATATCTGGGAGGGAAATCCATATCCCGAAGATCAAGTTCATCCATGTAGCGACTGACCGCTTCAACAAATATTTGTTGCCCATGTTTTTGAGGAACCATCCATCGAGAATTCCTTTCATTATACTGTGTAGAAATATTCAATTCAGTAAACGTAGGACACTTCTCTCTGTTTACTGGATTCTGATTGTGTTCTTCAAACTCAAAGTTCTTGATAATGTCATCACAAAATTGTGCATCAACTACATCATCATATACTTTGATGTAATCTGTAAGTTTACTACAAGGTTTGATAAAGTCAGTAAGTTTTGCCTCTAGAGGATTAACTGCCATAGCGGAACTCCTTAGCTGCCGCTTCATCAAGTGCTTGCATCACTTCGGGGGTGAAATACTTCTGCGGATCAGAGAGGATAGACTTAGGATAAACAGTAGATTCACCAACAACGATCCTATTCCCCCGCTTT